GTCGAACGAGACATCAACTCCTAGCATCATCCTGATCCCACGGGAGCAGCTTCTGCCGAACCCGTGGAACCCCAACCGGATGACCGCACAGGCATACGCGAAGCTGCTGGAGTCGATCCAGCAGTTCGGCTTCATTGACCCGCTCCTTGTCCGGGAGATCGGCTACCGCGACTTCCAGATCATCGGTGGAGCGCATCGCTTCCGGGCTGGCAACGATCTGGGCATGGAAGCCTTCCCTTGCGTGAACCTTGGCCTCGTGGACGATGCGGTCGCGAAGAAGCTCACGATCATCGACAACGAGCTGCACGGCCAGGCGGATCCCACACAGATGGGAGATCTGCTGACCGAGATCTTGCAGCTCACCTCTCTCGAAGAACTGCTCGTCGCTCTGCCGTACAGCGAAGACGTGCTGGCTGGCTTCATCGGTCTCCCCGACCTCCCCGCGATCGGAGAAGGGGGCGACCCTACCCCGCCCCCTCCCGATCCCAACAAGGAGCCGTGGGTTGAACGCCTCTACAAACTGCCGAAGACGGCAGCGCTCATCGTTGATGAAGCCATCGAGAAGGCCAAGGATGGCGACCCCATGGAAAACTGGCAGGCCCTGGAACGAGTGGCCGCAGACTATCTTGCTTCCTGATGCGTGGCCCCCGAGCGATCGGCGCGCAGTGTCCCCACCGGACCAGGGTCGCGCGGCGGACAATGGCACGTAGCTGAATACCGTCGAGCCTATGCCCGCGCATGGCGTGCGGCCCATCCCGAGTATCGGGAGCGGGAACGCCTGCGAATGGCGCGTCAGCGGGCACGGGAACGGGGCGATGACCCGGCTGCAATTGTGGTAGCACCCTCATTCCCGCGCCCATTGCCGCTCCCTTCGGTACCTTGTTCGACGGGATGTGGCGAGAATGTCGTGACGATCTGCGGTTTCTGCCGAGATGAACTTGCCTGAAACCCGCAAAACGAACGATTATCGAACGAAAACCGCCGAAAACGGCGGATTTCTGCTAGAAAGGCCGGAATATGAGCGGAAGGGCCAGAATTGACTACAAGGAGGCCGAGAGGCGCTTTGTGGTCGAGGACCACTCGCTCCGTCAGATCGCAACGGATATGGGCCTCAAGAGCAATAGCTCGATCTCCGCAGTTGCGCGACGTGATGACTGGGTCGGCAAGCGGGCGGCCTACAAGGCGGCCATTGCCCGGCGCAGTTACGAGGTCAGCGCGGCAGCGGTGGCCAACGAGGGCAAGACGATCCGCGACGAGACGATCCTGGCGGCCAGGGCGTCGATTCGCACATACCTGAACGATTTGAAGGACGGCAAGGTCCAGGTCAGCAGCAAGGACGCCAAGGAATGGGCGTCGTGGTTGCTGGTGGCTGCCGCTTCTGGCGGCGAGGCAAACTCCGAGGCACCCGATGTCAAGAACGTCACCCCCCCCGACATGGAGCAACTCCGACGACTTGTCGAAGCTGCTAGAGGACGAGTCAGTCCCGCCGGAAGTCTGGGGCCAGATCCTCTGGTCCAGCCTGCGAATCCTCGCCCCGACTGACGTTCTGGCGTACGGCGAGTACGTCTTCCGGATGCGGCCTGCGCCGCACCACCAAGACATGATCCACTGGATCCTCGATCGGCTGGAGAACCGTGAGAACGGCGTCGTCCTGCTGCCCCGAGGTCACGCGAAGACCACTTGGTTGAACACCATCCTGCTCTCGTGGCTGGCCAGCAAGCACCCGAACCTGCGGGTCGGCCTGATCAGCAACACCGCGAAGCAGGCCAACGCGTTCTCCCGGGCCGTTCGCTTCACGCTCGAAGCCAATGAGTACCAGCACGACGTGTTCGGGAACCTGGCGGGTAAGCACAAGTGGAACGACGTCGAGTGGATCCGCAAGGATTCAGCCCTGCTCGGCACGAACAACGTGTCCATGTATTCGACTGGCACTGGTGGTCCGATCGTCTCAAAGCGCTTCGACCTGATCCTGTGCGACGACATCCTCGACGAGGAGAACACGGTCAATCCCGAACAGCGGGAGAAGGTGACGAACTGGTTCTGGAAGACCCTCAAGCCCTGTCTGGCTCCGGGAGGGTCGGTCATCGTCATTGGTACCCGCTGGGCCGAGGGCGATCTGTACCAGGAGCTGATTGAAGACAAGAAGTGGCCGTCGATCCAGCGCGGGGCCATCTACTACCCGTGCGGCACCTGCGGTCAGGACTTCCCCAACACCGACCAGTTCCTGGCCCACCTGCTGAAGAAGAAGTGCGCGACGAACCCCAAGCCGACCGCGCTGTGGCCAGACCTGTGGCCGCTCGACAAGCTGGAGCAGGAGCGGCGCGACATGGGCAGTGCCATGTTCGCCTGCAGCTACCTCAACGACATCAGTGGCCTGATGGCGGGCAACATCTTCCGGCGCGAGTGGTTCGCCAACAAATACTTCAATGAGCTGCCGTTCAAGGAGTCGGGCTACACCTGGACGATGGGTGTGGACCTCGCGTCTTCAGAGAAGGAGCGCGCTGACTACACCGCCCGGGTAATCGTGGCCAAGGACGACGAGAACAACTGTTACGTGTGGACGGTCAACCGGGCGAAGATCGAGACCGGCCACCGCGAGTTCGTCATCGATGGCTTCAACACCTTCCCGCTGATCTCACGGATCGTGGTGGAGAACAACCAGTTCCAGGGAGCCTTCGTCAAGGATCTGATCAACTCGACCAGCTTGCCCATCGTCGGCAAGAAGGCCGAGGTGGACAAGGTCACCAGGGCTCGCTCGGTTGCCGCTCGCTACGAGTCGGGCAAGGTCTACCACCACAAGAGCCTGGAGGGCAGCGACTTCGAGATGGAGTTGCTCCAGTTCCCGAAGGGCCATGACGACATGATCGACGCACTCGGCTACGCCATGGAAGTGGGAGCTGGTGGAGCGTACTGGGGCTCGCTGGCTCCTCGGAGGTTTTGATGGCGACGCTCGTCGAGTTCCGGGATGGTGAGCAAGCAGTTCCAGATCATGTGGCATTCATCTTGAGAAATGTCGATTGTTCATCGATGACAAAGGAGGAAGCAATCCGAGCTTCTGAGAAGCAGATGGTCAGGGACTACCTCAACCGGGCCCAGCGCAAGCTGACAGCCTCCCACTTTCGGGAGTTCCGACGCTGATGTCACGACGCAAGACGCGACAGCGCAATCAGTCGCGGGCATTGGTTACCACCTCGAAGAACCAGATGACGGTCAAGGACCGCCAGGCCACGCCCGGCAAGCTCGATGCCGGAACGGCCACGGCGGTCTACACATGGGATGGCCGGGTGGCCGTCCAGAATCCGGCCGTCTACCGTCACTGGGCGAAGAGTTCGGAGTGGGTCCGTGGTGCGATCAGCATCCGCCGCACCCAGGTCAGCTCTGCCGACTGGGACATCGTTCCATACGACCAGCGCAAGCCGTACTCAAAGCGCCTGCAGCAGCAGATCCGCGAGTTGTTCCGCAGCCCCAACCCGGCCAACGACAGCTATCGCGCCTTCGTCGAGCCGATCATCGAAGACCTCCTGATCCTCGATGCGGGCTGTGTCGAGAAGGAGCGCAACCTCAAGGGCGAGTTGCTGCGGCTGTGGCCGGTCAACGGGGCCTGGGTGAAGGTCGATGCCCTGTGGGATGGCAACCCGGACTCGGCGCGCTACTTCTGGTACCCCAATGGGTACGACGAGAAGGCGCGCTGGAAGAACGACGACTTCGTGTACATGATGGCGAACCCCCGGACGGACAGTCCGATCGGTCTGCCGCCGCTCGAAACGCTGCGAGCGACCGTGGAAGCCGAGATGGCCGCCCACGAGTACAACCGTCGCCAGGTCGAGAACGCAGCACCCGACGGCATCATCAACCTCGGTGAAGGATTTACCGAACCCCAGGTCAACCGCTTCAGGGAGTTCTTCGAGTCCGAGGTGGCCGGACGGGGCCCACTGGGCTTCATCGGTGGCACAAAGGGCGCGGACTTCATCAAGTTCCGTGACAGCAACCGAGATCAGCAGTTCCTCGAATGGCAGATCTACCTCGTGCGCAAGATCGCCGTGGTGTTCGGCCTGACCCCACAGGATCTCGGCGTCACCTTCGACATCAACCGCAGCACCTCCGAGATCCAGCTGCAGGTGTCCGAAGACCGTGGTCTTCGTCCGTTGATGAGCCTGACCCAGGAATACTTCACCGAGGAGATCGTCTGGGACCGCGCGTTCGGTGGGCCCGCGAACAACCTCGCCTTCAGGTTCACGGCGCTCAACCTCAAGGAATCGACGGCCAAAGCCGCCATCTATGAGAAGGCGCTCGCCGGTGTGCCTTGGCGATTCATCAACGAGGCGCGTGTCGATGAGGGCCGCGAGCCCATCCCGGAGATGGAAGGCAAGCTCGTGATGGAGACGCCGCAGGGCGCACTCGACATCAGCGACGTGCCTACGGTGCGCGAGTACCTGGAGATGCAGCAGGCCGCGAAGCAGGCTCCTCCGCCTCCTTCAAAGGGAGTCGAGATCCAGGAAGAGACCCTGCTTCAGCTGGCGAACATGATCCGCGAAGCCCTGATCGCACGGGCTGAACAGCCACCCGCCCAGGTCACGATCGACAAGGGCGCGATCGAGGTCAACACCCCGATGTCGATCAACGAGGGTGCCCTCAAGGTCAGCCTGAATACGGCCGATGATGTTCCTGCTCCTCTTCCACCGGTGGTCAATGTGGCCGCAGCTCCGGCACCGGTGGTCAATGTGGAGCCCCCGGTGGTGAATGTGGCCCCAACAGAGGTCACAATCGACACTGAACCGATGGCCCGGCTGCTCGCAGAGCTGAAGGAAACCATCACACAGAGGGAGATTGAACCGCCGAGAGAGAAGCGAATCGTCCGGCGCGAGGTCAAGCGTGATGGTGCTGGGCGGATCATTGAAGTGATCGATCACGAGGAGTAGACGTGCCCGGGATTAGGGTGCAGCACCCCACGCACAAGAATGTGCGCTTCACCGTTGTCGAGAAGCACATCCCATATCCGGTGCCATATCAATGCACACCGCCGGAGTTCGGTGGCTGTGGATCCATCCATCTCTTCAAGACGCACCACCTGAACCTGGACGAAACGGGTGCGTGCATCGTTTCCACTGGTGTCTACGAGCGGATCAAGGGCCTGCTGGCGCTTGATGGGTATGTCGTGACCAATGAAGTCGCGAAGCCTCCGACGCTCGGGATCGGCATGAACCAGCACAAGAGGGGCATGACGCCCGACATCCAGATCGTCCGATCACCACATGCAAAGGAGCCACGGTAATGGCAAACGCGCTCTACGTTGCTTTCCGCAACGGAGTCCAGGGTTCTCACGCCACTCGTGTCGATCTCGACGCCGACACGATCAAGGCGGTGCTCATCGACCACGGCACGGATACGCCGAACGTGACCACCGATGACTTCTACAACGACATCAGCGCAGGGCTGGTCGGGTCGATGTCGTCGGCCTTCACCAGCAAGACGATCGGCACCGTCGCCGCAGGCGTGTTCGATGCCGACAACATCACCTTCACCGCTGTGTCCGGTGCCTCGGTCGAGTCGGTCAACGTCCTCAAGGACACCGGCACGTCCTCGACCAGCGACCTGATCGCCTACTACGACACGGGCACCGGCCTGCCGGTCACCCCGAACGGTGGCGACATCACCGTCACCTGGAATGCGTCGGGTCTCTGGACCTTCTGATGCGGGTTTTCTAGTGGCTCGTTTTCAGATGTGCGGCTTCGAGCTTGGCTCGATTGCCGCCGAGTCACAGATCGTCGTCACTGGTTCTGGCGCGACGTTGGAGTCGTCGATCGTTCGTTCTGGTTCCTCTAGCCTGAAGGTGCTCGCGGCCAGCGGCGCTGCGTCGCACGCTGAACTCACCGGCATCCCGGGTGGGAGCGGGTGGATCAGGTTCTATATGCGAGTCACCGCACGACCAGCGACGACCGCACGAATGTGCTTCGGGTCCAACGCCGCGTCTCGGACAAATCTGCTGCTGAACACGAACGGTACGCTTGCCCTCCGGGTTGCGACCACCACCATCGGTACATCGTCGGTCGCCCTGACGGACACCACCAAGTGGTACATGATCGAGATCAACACCGCTGCTTCCGCGTCTGCCCTCTCCCTCGTCGTTGATGGGGTAACGGAGGTGACGTCAGCCAGTCAAACGTCAACGGTGCGCGGGATTTTCGGTTGCTTCGACACCGTCGCAGATACGTTCACGGCGTACTACGACGACATCGTGACGGACAACTCCACGCAACCGGGTCCGGGAGCAGTCGTGCTGTTGAAGCCCACCTCCGACAGTGCGATTGGCACTGGCTGGACCCTTGGTACCGGGACGGCCGTGAGCAGCAATGCGTTCGATTCGGTGAATAACACCCCGCCGACCGGTGTCGCTGACCTGGCGGTAGGATCTGATCCCAAGCAGCTGCGAAACGCTGCGAGTGCGGCGAACTCGAACATAGATGTGAACCTGCAAACCTACGCGGCAGCAGGGATCTCCGCAGGCGACACCATCCAGGCCGTACTGCCATTGACGTACACCGCTGCGCCCGTAGCGACTAGTGCCAAGCAAGGCACGGTCGGCGTCGTAAGCAATCCTGCGATCACCAACGTAGCCCTGGCATCGGGCGGTACCGCTGGCGCGTTCTGGTCGGGTGTAGCAGCAGGGACTTTTGCGACGGGATGGAAGCTGTCGCTGGGCACACTGACAACAGGCCCGAGTGTGACGCTCGGGACCGCCCCAGTCATGCGTGTCACCCAGGTCACGTCAAGCACACGTATCGCGATGGTGTGCTTCATGGGTATGTACGTTGACTACACGCCAGCAGTCCCGTCTGTCCCCTCCTCCTCTAGGCGGTACCCCCAACTGTTGGCCCACTAGGAGTCCTCATGGCCGTCTATTCCGTCACCATGCAGAACCAGACCATCATCGCTGACAGCGAGATGGTCATCATCCATACGGACTCGACCCTGGCGACGCGTGGATCGACGATCCGCATTCTGCGTGCGTGGTGTGGACAGATCGAGACCGAGACATCGCAGCAGCTGGGCATCATGCTTGCGCTCCAGGCGTCGGCCTTCGGGACGTACACCAGCACCACCCCGACACCGCACTTTGTCAATGGCCCTGCCTCCACCATCGTTGGTGGCACGGCGGGGGCAGAGGGAACGGCTGGAACGGACTCCTCGGCAAACGCCGCCGGGACCAGAACCGCGATCATCTATGACGGTTTCAACAACCTCAACGGTTGGCTGTGGGTGCCCACCCCAGAAGAGCGCTTGATCGTTCCAACGGACACGGCGGTCGTGCTCAAGATGATCGGGACGGCAACAACGCTCACAGGCTGGTCGGCAGGGATCACGTACGAAGAACTGAACTAGGGGCTCGCGATGCCCGGGCTCTTTCGGCGTCCGCCCCAGCCAACACAAAGAGTCCGCAAAAACGCCGCGATCGAAGCTTCGATCCCTTCATCAAGCATCAGCCTGCCCATCATCGGTGGCTACCCCGCTGAGGTCGAGGCAGACAACCCCACTTCGTACTGGCGACTAGGCGAGTCGTCGGGCACGGTCATCGATCATGTCGGATCCAACAACGGATCCACCACCGGAACCGTCACCCGTGACACAACCGGGCTGATCGGGCTTGACGATGACGGCGCGGTCAGCTTCGCGGCAAGCAGCTACATCAGTGGCTCGCTGGCCGCTCCGATCGGCAACGTCTTCACGCTTGAAGCGTGGCTCAGGGTGCCTGCCTCGGGCACGACGTTCATCACGTTCTTCTCGACGAAGGGCACGCTCAGTAAGATCGGCATGGGC